AAAGTTACAATCACTTTTTCAGGATCGTAAGTCGTCATTATTGGATTACCAGGCATTATTTTTCCTCCTCATTATTACGATAGGGTTACAGTCCCATCTATTGCTGTTTTGTGGATCGCCCCGGAAATCGGCGCACGGAATTTTACATCGGGGAGATTGCGCTCTGCTTTGTCACTATCAGGAATTTCGTCACACGTTGGAGCGTCAATGGTATAAGCACCTTTTTTCAGAATCTTGTATTTCACTCCTTCATCGAGACCAGCGCGAACCATGTCAACGATAGAAGTAATACCGTCATCTTCAAACGGAACTTTGTCCTGCTGCACAAGCGGAGTAAACACAAGATTTTGAATTCTTGCTCTAAGCCAATCAAGACCGTGAATGATGTCAATGTATTCTCCGCTTCCGACCTTACCCCACCGGGTGATCGGTATACTCGCCACATTGGTATAAATCATGGCGTTCTTGTCCATTATCCGCTTTCTCTGTCCGGCAGTAAGTTTTACGGTCGGAACAGCGTTAAGCCCTTTGAGTGCCCATGTCGCGCTTCCGGGGTGCTTTGTAAGCATCTTTCCGAACAATGCCGACACAGGGAACGGATCGGAAGCCGTCTCCACGTCAGGGTGGTAGAAACAGAAAACACGGTCGATGTTGTTGAGTTTTAACCAGTCCGCAATATCTCCTGTATCATCGTTCGCAATAGAAGGATCGCTGGAAGCAATGCCGCCGAGTTTTTCCGCTGATTGAATCCAGAGAGCAACTTCCTGTTGATCTTCCATATCCACGGCATGAGCCTCGACAGCGTACCAGTCATCGTTGTGGTTCATACAAGCGGTGAGAGCGTCCGTCCAATTTTCATCAGGGAGCTTGATACCGACATAGATTTTTCCGATGTGCGGCGATTGCGAAAATTGCTTTGCCGCGTTCCGGTAAATCCATGATTGAGAAGAAAAGCCAGCTTCCAGTATCTCGGTGAGACTTCCGAAAACATTAACCCGCTTTTCTTGACTGAATACTGGCGTTATTCCAGCAGGATCGAAAGTGTCAATAATGAATCTTTCAGAAAAAGATTTCATTGAAGGGACGCTGGTTTGTCGCGTGATTGTTACTCTTACAATCTCTTCTAATTCGTCAGCCATAGTAACCTCCATTATCGTTTTATGGGTGGAAGTGAAGGAATATCCTCTGGAATAATCTTCACATGGTCTATCCACCCTGGCTTACTTGTTACAACACGGATAAAGGAAACGCGAATATCAAATCTCGCACGGTTTTCCATTTCCGTATCTACTTGTTCCCCAATCTCGGTAACATCGGTCAGCTTTCGCACAACCAGACTTTTTTTCCGAAGAAAGGATTTATACTTGCCTATGTAAATTGAATCTAAAATGGTTTGAAGCAAATCAAACGACCCTGATCCAATTCCATGCAAAGTAATTGTTTTCTCGGAATGCACATAAAGTTTCTGTTCTCCGGTCTCAGGATTAACCTTTGACCGCGAGGGAGAACCCTTGCGCACACCGCCTATGAATTGAAGCGCGATAAATGGCGGTACAGGTCTTACTCCGTTTTTGTTCGTATATATGACCTTATCTTTCCTGCCGTTATCCGCAACAACCATTTCAATCCATTCTGCGAGCGTTCTCTCAAGGTATTTGCGCTCTTCAATCATGCTGCTTCTTCCTTCGGTGGAACTCTGGTACAAACAATATCCCAATGGGGAATCATTCCGTTGTTCCATTTGATAGCAACGCTCACTTCGTACTCTTTACCCTCCCAAATAATAAAGTCGCCGCTGGTTTTGCTTTCTTCATCAGCAGCAATAAAGTTAATATCAATAGGCACAATAACTCTGTATGCCTCGCGGCTTCTTTTACCCACTGGCAATGTTTCTAAGACCTTGCCGCTGGCTGCTTGCCATGAACCCATGAAAGGTGTTTGGATTTTTTCACCTTCAACCCAATCACCTAACACCCAATCACCCGGGGTGTGAGAAATTTTAATAAGACTCACGCTCCGGAATAGGCTCATTTATTCTTCGCCACTGCCCTCGGCGTTGCTTTCGAAGTCGGGTATTAACTCGTCAACCTCGGTGTCATCACCTTCGGGTGTTTGATCACCGCCTTCACCTTCGGTGTTTTCGTCTGCCGGAGCGTCACCTTCTTTGCCATTACCGGAAGATTCTTCGGAAGGTTTTTCTTTCTCCTTCGGGATAGTCATTCCGTGTTCAACCTTCTCGTCTTTTACTTCGATGGTTTTTTCGAAGGTAAGACTTCCGGCTTCAATGAGACGTTTTCCCCAAAGAGATTTTGCAACGGTTACCGCTTCGGCTTCAGACATTTCACCTTCTCCGGGAACAATGAAAATCTTCTTCCCCTGCTCGGACACTATGAATTGCCGAGATTTAATTGTCGATGTATACTTCATTTTAAACCTGCCATGTTTACGCCCATAGTTGGACGTGATTTTATTAAAGCAAGTAACTGCTTCCCATATTTGGTTGTATCTAATCCGCTTGAATCATTTGCAGCGTTAGTCGCAAAGCTGATTGACAAACCACCTTCGCTCATACTCGCAACCTGACCAAGCCCCATTACAGGGTTTCCGCTATTGCCACCACCGGAGATCGAAAAAAGATGACAAGCACGGTACGCAACAGCGTGGGAATACAATTTCCCAAAGAAGCCCTCATCAGTAACCTCGGCTGCCATCTCAACGAACACCGGCAAGGATGGACTGCCGGAAAGTTCCGGGCAGATCGCCTTGATTATCTGATTCGGGCTTAGGGACACAGTTAATTACTTCCCCTCATCGTCATAGGTGAGGTCTTCATCGTCATCACCGCCGCCCTCGCCACCGGAGTCATCGTCCGCGTCAAGATCGTCATCGCCGCCCTCATCTTCGTCTTCCGTGGAAGAATCATCATCGGTGATGTCGCTGTCCTCGTTCAGCGTTGTATCGCTGGTTTCGTCCCTTTCGATTTCCTTTTGGATTTCGTCAGGATCAAGTTTCAGCTTACGCATTCTTTTTGAGACAGCGAGAAGTACATCATCGCGAGATTCTTCCTTGAACCACTTTTTAAGAGTGGCAGGGTTGGAACATTTCGAGATAATATCCCGAGCCAAGTTTGACGGCACATCGCAGAGATTTCGCGCCTTGCCGTCTTTTGCTTTTTTGCTCTCAACGGAGACTTGAACGATTTCTTTGTTTTTGATCTCCGTTGTTAAGAGCGGTTTTATTGCGTCCCATTCTTCATCTGAAACCTCGTTGATTCCCGGAAGAAGCTGCACCGTGTTCCGGCTGTAGCTTTTCGGGTCTTTGGGATCAGGTATCAAGGGAATACATTTGATGTGTTCCACATTCGGTTTGTATTTGATAAGCATAAATCCATCCTCCACGCTTACACGAATTAAACGCCGTCCGCATAAGCGAACGCCATTGGATAATACATGATTGTTCCGGCACATTCGGAATGGCAGGGGATTGTTATTTCCATGCCCTCATGTTCCTCTTCAAACTGCTCAAACGGTGTCGGCATTTCCCATGTGAGATGTTCCTCATCGAAACACCCAACCATGATGCGGTCTGTACCGCCAGCACCGATTCCGCTCAACTCATTAAGCCACTCAATTCTCTTGATGGTGTCATAGTTGTCCTTGATGTATTTCATCAAGGTTATGGTGTTGTCGCCGAGCCGTGTGTGGAGCAATTTCCGGTATGCTGCTTGAGGCAGCAGGAGAGTGTCCGCTTCTTCGTGTCCGAATGTCGGGATAGCAACCGCGTCAAGGAGAATATCAATGTCCCGAAGGATCTGATCCACGGATTTGGTCGCCCATCTTTTTGAGCTTCCCGTTCCGTCAGCAGGAAGTGTGGTCTCGGTCATGCCGGGGTAGTCGAGCGCACCGCGAGTTCCGTCTTCGGCAGATGTGAGCAACGCCATTTTGTTGGCTTTCTCATCATGCGCACGGCGAGCCGTCATTGCGCGGCGTTGGTCAAGGTTTTTTCCTGCTCGCATAGACATACGGATTTCCTTGATGTTATATCCGTAACTGTCGCCAATGCCTTTAACCTTCACGCGATCTTCAACGCCGTAAACATCGACACGCGGAAAATCTTTCGCGTAGTCCGCGATGATTTTCGCAAAGCCAACGGAATTGAATCTGCGGAAAGTGATCTCCGATACACCGGGTCCAGCTTCGGTACTGATGGGAATAAGCCCAAACGCCTTGAGCAATTTGGGCTTCGCATCATAGGTGCGCGATTTTATATGCTCGGCTTCGCGAGCAAAAAAAGCCGATTCTGCGCGGTCGAGTCGTCTTTGTGCTTGTGATGTTCTTACAATCATCTCATTCCTCCTTATTTCATACCGCGCACTTCAACGAGCGCGATACCGCCTTTGATTCTTCCACCACGGAAGTAACAGCCGCAGTCGTATTTCCCTGCACCGGAAGTGTCGGAAAACTTGCCAGCATCATTACCGGATAAAACGACATAGGCTTCTTCCTTGTCTACCGGAGTAGCGTTATCCGCAACCGGAACATAAATCTTTCCGCGAGTCATGACGGAAACCGCCACGCCTTCGGGATAAAATCCTGCTCCTGCCGCATAGGACATTTCCTGATGTCTGGCAATGCCAACGAACTTTGCGTTCGTGTATGCGGCAGATGTGAAAGTCGCCTGTGACGCGCCTGCGGTAACGGTCGCTGACGCGGTGATCGTTATTCCCGGGCCTTCCAAATAAATGGAGAGCGGCATACCGTCTACCGTGAAAGCGTGAATTCCCAATGCGCTTATTGCATCATTCAGGTTGATTGCGTTGACGATGGATTGGAGAGTTTCCAGTGATGTATTGTTGAACAGGATTTCAGAAAGGGAGATGCCGTTAACAGTAACGGACACCTTATTTCCTGTCACCAGACCTGCGGAAGCGGTTAAAGCGATTGCGCTTACATGAGCGCGATAGCATTTTTTGCTATCTCCTACCATTCCAAAAACAGGATCACCAGGGTATATTTTTTCCCCTGCAATGAAGGTTTCGGTCTCATCGTTGAGACCGTCTTTCATTCCTGCGAATGCTACGGCCATGTCGCCGTAAATATCAATTTCTCCGCTCATGGTTATTCCTCCTCCTTCGTGCTGCCACGGCTTCTGCGGTTGTTGTAATCAATCATTCGCTGACGCGCAGACGCTGAATCCTCGCGATTTTCTGCTTTGGGGTGTTCCCCTGCGGCAATGACACGGCTCTCGCCATCGGCGTGGCTTTCCAGTGTCTCCACAGCAGAATCGAACCTTGCAGAAAGATATGCCTCGTCTTTTCCGTCCAGCTTCGCTGTCGGAAAAACGGACAGAATAACTGCCCGTTTAATGTCTGCATCGGACATATCCTTTTTGACTTCGACACCAGCGCGGTCGGCTGCATCGAGAATTGACAGCTTTGCAGCGACCAATTCATCGAGCCGCTTCTCATCAAGAGCGTCCGCTTTGGCTTTCTCAAGTTCTTTTTCCGCTTTGTCGGCGCGATCTTTCGCGGTGTCGCGTTCCGCTTCCATTTTTGAAACCGCCGCCTGATGGTCGGAATTGGATTTTTTCAACGCTTCTTCAGCGGCATCGGCACGTTTCTTTTCCGTTTTGAATACGTTGATGAACCCTTCATCAGCCTCGTATTCAACTCCATCAAAATTGAATTTTTTCACCATTTCACTGCCCTCCTTGAGCGTTGAAATTTTATTTTCGAGAACAGCGTCATCGCTATCCAATCGAATTCTTGCATTGTCTCCGGCACGAGCCTTTGGCACGATTGCACAATGGTTATACCTGATTTTTCTTTGGATCACGTCATATCCCATTCCGCACCAAACAGAACCTTCGGGAGCAACTTCGATCTCGCAGTCATAACCCATAGATAAAGAGCATTTTCCGTTCAGAACGTCTTCTATTGCGTCCTTGTGGGTTATAGACATATCAATGGCAATATGAATACCATCTGTTAATTTTTCGTATGGTGTATGTCCGTCCCATGTCCTTTCCTGATTTGTACTGCTCGGATTGCTTCCCAGAGATCCAACCGCGAGTTCCTGCGCGTTTTGGGAAGTAACTTTTTCCTTCGGGTGGTCGTTTACTACTGGCTTGAGTTTCATTGACTCAAGGCTGGCAGAATCAAAAACTTCCTCCGGCAGACGGAGTTCGCGCTGTTGTTTTCCGTCCTCTCGCTTATAGGTAAAAACACCTATGGAGGTGACTATTGCGCGTCCGCTTAAAAACCCTTCGGCAGTACGTGTGAACGGACTGGTCATCCATGACGATGAATCGAAGGAGTCGTAGCGATTTACTTTTTTTGCCGTCTCTGCCATTTCTGCCTTTTTGCTGGCGTGAAGACAAAAAAAAGCCCACCCGGAACAGGGCAGGGTTCTCCTACCTTGATCCGGGTGGGCTTCTGTATTTCAGCCAGCCGACCTTAATTTTCTAAATTATATCAAAAAATGTGAAAACCTGTCAACAGGGAAAATAAATATTTTTCACTTTTTTAACCCTTTCTGAAATCACCCTGAATTCGCCTTCCTTGGGCTTTTCCAGCGGTCGGTTCAGACCTTTTATAGTGTTGAAACCGATGATGCTGTTCTGGAACAATATCGACCGTATATTGGGGGTGTCCGGTAAAGTTTATCGTTATCCTCCCAAAGTCGATTTTCCGGCTTGCGTCTCTGATAATCGCC